ACTGGGAATCCTGTGCTATCATATGGCATGGTATACAGTGGTGCAGTACTGTAGCCAGACTTGGGAACATCTATCTCTGCTTGAGCAACAATAGCAGAATTAATATTCTGATACTTGTCTAGTGTACTAAGAATTTGTCCCACAGGAGTATCGGTGCTGTCGCCTGCTTTGATATTGTCCAGTATATCTTTGAACTCTTGACTATCCACTAGTGGATTCAACTTGACACGCCACAGGTGTGGCCACCAAGTTGGGCTAAAGCCCTCGCTAGCAAACGATGCATCACCAACTGAATAGTATCTCTTTAACGCAGCAGGAACATCTTGGTCAAGAGAATCGTAATCTTTTAAATGTTGTAGTTCAAGTACATCGCCGGCCATTAGCTTACGGCCAATCATACTAACCATATCACGTAGATGGAACACCATAAAAATAGTGCCAGTTTGCAAAAACAAACCAAATTGGCTTAAATCAAAGTCCTGGTCTGCCCGTATATATATGCCGCGCATCTTATATACATCATGATCATACTTGCGGTCACGATTTTCTAACCATAACAAGTCTTGGATGTTTTGTTCACTTTGGTTTAAGTAACTAGGTTGTGTGGGATCAGTTGTTGGCGTAGTTGAAGTTGGTACACCTAAATACTTGTTTAATAGTACGCCGGTCCCTCCGATTGTAAACATCTCACTGATGCGACGATCCATGAACTTGTAATCGTTGCTGTGTTTGCCGTCCTGCCAAAGTGAGAGTCGCGCCATACTTATTCCTTAATGTAGTATTTATGGGTTTGACTTTTAATCCATTTTATCGTATAATACATTCATGCAAGCAAATCACACCGCACAGTATGTCAGATTAGAAGTTTGCCACAAAGGGTTGCTAGCAGTCCCTGACCGTACTGCTCGCGGACAACTTAGACAATTTTATCAGAATGCAGCACATATATGGGAAAGCCTTGATAAAGAAATGGTTTATTGCAGACGGTCAGGCAAGCTAACGCCTTTGTATACAGAATTACTCAGACAGTACAATAATGCTATTAAAACATTCGACGAATGGCACTTAATGGCAGCACTTTCGTACTAACTTGACGAATAATGGCATTTAATGCTATAATACAGCTATGACACAAAGAAATCTGTATGTATTAGTGGGCATACCCTGTAGCGGTAAAAGCACTTGGGCAGCTAATCAAGACTGGATAGCTGAGTGTGCATATATAAGTACAGATGTTCATGTTGAAGCATATGCTAAACAAACAGGTAAAACATACACTGAAGTTTTTGAACAGTACATGCCAACCGCAGTGGATTTAATGGCCAATGAAGTCATTGCAGCCCGTACCAATAACAAAGACATTGTTTGGGATCAAACAAGTACCACAGTAGCATCTAGGCGTAAGAAATTACAAATGTTGTCCGAGTACACTGCTATTGCAATAGTGTTTACCAAACCCAGCGTCAGTGAAATGACGAAACGTTTAGCAAGTCGCCCAGGTAAAACTATTCCGCGGACAGTTGTAACTGCAATGATTGATGGATTTGAAACCCCAACTGAAGCAGAAGGCTTTGCAGAGATATGGTATGTATAAAATTATAAATGGTGCCTATCAAATCAATGGCTTTGAGAGTTTAGATGCTGCAATGGAATATGCTAAGAGCACAGAAACCTTTGTTACCATACTGGGACCGAATGATTTCGAAGTGTGCGGTATGTTTGGTGTAGATTCGATTGTGGATGGCATGTGCCCAGATGGTGTTGCATACGACTGGGATAAGTCAAGCCGCATTGGCGCAACAAAACGATAATTGTTACTAAGGAAATATCATGGCTACAGTAGTTGGAATTAAGATCAAGAATAAAGCACCGCGTATTACCCGTATTGCCTTTGCTGATGAAAAATATACTGGCAGTGAGCCAGAGTGGCCGGCCGAAGCAGCAGACTGGGATAACGAACAATTTGATAGTCGTTTGCGTAAAAGCTTCTACTACTATAATTACTATTACAGTCAAAAAGATTGTAAGAAGTATGTTATTGATTGGCTGCAAAAGAACAGCAAACTTGACCCAGCCGAAGTGAAAGCGTTTAACCGCGCCGGCGACAAGCTATTACCAATGACAGTATGCAGCTTGATTATGGCACATAAGAATGGTATGCCATTCCGTGGCCGACATATTGAGTTTATCATTGACTCGGTGTCGAGTGTTATTACAAAAGCAGAGCCCGATCCAGAAGACGAAGCAGCAGTACAAGCCAAAGCATACACTCCTAACATCCAAGATCGGTTGAATGAAAAGACAAGCGAGATTATTGGTGAACTCGAAGGTATCTTTGACGACATTGCAATGGGTGTAAAGAATCCTGCAAAACTGTACGAATACTTGGTGTCTAACAATGTAGTGCAAAGCCAACTTGGCAAGTACGAAGCATTGTATAGCAAGCGCAAGGAAGAGCTGGTTGCAGCACAGGGCAAAGAAGATGCACAACTAAAAGAAGGTTACAGCAACTACAAATTGTCTGACTTGAAGCGTATGGTTGCTTGGATCACCGACTTATTGGCAGCAGTTGAGCAGTATCGTGGCGTGAAGCAGGCTACGAAAAAAGCAAGGGTTAAAAAAGCACCAAGTAAAGAAAAACTTATTGCTAAACTCAAGTATGCAAAAGATGACAAAGCTCTTAAACTTGTTAGCATTAACCCTGCTACTATTCTTGATGCACAGGAGCTGTGGGTATATAACTCCAAGACGCGTAAATTGGGCAAATATGTAGCAGAAGCACATCAGAGCCTAAGTGTGAAAGGTACTAGTATTATTAACTTTGATGAAGTTAAGAGCACAAGTAAAACCTTGCGTAAGCCAGCTGAAAAGTTGTTAGAGTTTGCTAAAGCAGGTAAAATCCAATTACGTAAGTTCATGGATGATATCAAAGCAACAGAAACACTGCTCAATGGACGTATTAGTACTGATATTGTGTTGCTCAAGGTACTGTAAATAGTCTTCTCCGTGTGCAGTTATAAATACTGTACATAGGAAAAGAACAATGTCTACACCATACCCAGGAACAGTAACCGCAGAAACTGGCCTTAACGCCGACAACAATGCTAACGCTAAAAGTCTGTACGATCAGACTGAAGGTCGTCAAGTTGGCGCTCATATTGCATTTCCCGGGACACCCGATGTATTGCAGTCTGGCATAACTGATCCGAATTGGGAATACGGCAGTACCAATAACAGTTTACGTGCAGCTATTACTGACTATATTCGTATGCGCCTAGGCGATGGTATTGTAGATGTTGAACTAGAAAAAGAACATTACGAAATGAGTATTAATCAAGCATTGATTAAATATCGTCAGCGTTCGCAAAATGCAGTGGAGGAAAGTTATATCAGCTTGAAGCTACTGCCCGAAACGCAAGAATACATTATGCCAAAGGAGATTCAGACTATTAGAGCCTGCTATCGTCGTGGTATTGGCAGCACGTCAACTAATCAATTTGAACCATTCTCAAGTGGTTTCTTGAACACTTATATGTTGGTAGCCGGACGTGTTGGCGGCCTTACTAACTACGAACTATTCGTCGACTACCAAAAACTAACAATGAAGATGTTTGGTGGTTACATCGTTTACTCGTTTAATCCGACCACGAAGAAATTAATCATTAATCGCAAGATGCCGTTCCAGGGTGGCAATCCAGACTTAGAACAACAAGAGTCAGTGCTATTATGGGTCTACAATACTAAACCAGATCAGATGCTGTTTAATGACACCTATGCATTTCCTTGGTTACAAGAGTATGCGTATAGCTTCTCCAAGCGTATCATTGGTGAAGCACGTAGTAAGTTCAGTGCCATTGCTGGCCCGCAAGGCGGCGCAACATTGAATGGTGATGCTCTAAAACAAGAAGCATTGGCTGAAATGGACAAGTTAGAACAGGAACTAAAAGATTATGTTGACGGCGGCCAACCTATGACTTGGGTAACTGGTTAAATTATAATTCTAAGCTATTGCAATTATTGCACACACTATGTATAATAGTGAATGACTACAATTATTGGCATATGCGGCTTGATCGGCTCAGGTAAAGATACAGCAGCAGATTATCTGGTTAACTTTCACGAGTTTCGTAGAGACTCCTTTGCTTCCACTCTTAAAGATGCAGTGGCATCAGTGTTTAACTGGGATCGTGACCTACTCGAAGGACGCACAAAGCAAGCCCGTGAATGGCGAGAACAGACTGACCCTTGGTGGGCCAATCGTCTTAATATGCCAGACTTAACTCCTCGGCTGATATTACAGCTATGGGGCACAGAAGTCTGCCGTAGAGGATTCCACGATGATATCTGGATCGCAAGTGTAGAAAATAAAATGCGTACCAGCAAAGATAACATCGTGATCAGCGATTGTCGATTTCCGAACGAAATTAAATCTATTAGAAATGCCGGCGGCAAAGTAGTTTGGGTGCAACGCGGCAAATTACCTGAATGGTACGATATTGCTAGTTACGCAAATGCCGGGGTCACTCGATATATAGAACAGTTAGCAGCATATAAGATTCATGCCAGTGAGACTGCATGGGCTGGCACCGTATTTGATAATGTAATTGATAATAATGGCAGCATTGAGGAGTTGTACTCGCAGATTAAAAATCTGGTACAAGAGGACTAGGTTTCCACGGCAGCTTGCTCTTATTAATCTCAAGGGCACAGTTCAAACACACAGTTTTTAAGTTAATCCAATTAGTATTTTTTAGATTTCCGTCACTATGGAATACACTGAGCTGTTCGGTGTACTTGGCTTTAAACCCGCACTTCTCACACTTCTCACTTTTTTTATAGCCAGCTTTAGCCCATGCTACTGGTACAGGCTTTAGCTTTCGTCCTTTACGAATGCATCCTGTGCAGGCTTTCCTGTAGTGATATACTCCATTTCGGATATAGTTAATAGCCACTAAATTTGCACGACAAATTGGGCATAGCTCTCTTGGTTCTTTAGGGTGCATACTGTATTTATATTATCAAGCAAGCACAAACCTTCCCAAAGGCTCCTGTAGACACCATATTTGATACCTTTAATATAAATA